GTTCCTTTTCTTGTAAAGTATGATGGAAAACCGCTTGACAAAATAAATAGTATCACAAGGGTATTGAACCGCATATTTAAGAAAAACATAGGTAGTAGTATGTTAAGACACATTTATTTATCTGGAAAGTATGATGGAGTATTAGACGAACAGAAGAAAGATGCTGAGTTAATGGGACATTCACCCGACCAACAAAGGGACTATATAAAAACTGATAAACCGCTTACCCCTTCGCCTGAAAATATAACTATCAAAATAGAAAAGAAACCTAATAAAAAAAATAAAATATCATAATATCATATACAATAAGAAAAAAATAATGGAAGCTAATATATACGATTTTTTATTATACAAGAAAATACCTTCTCACATAGCAGGTGCAACAAACAGTTCCTTTGATATTAAGAATTATGTTGAAGATGACTTCGTATTAGATATGTATTTATCACATACAGGAGCATACCGAGGAGACGGAAGAGTAATATTTCATAATCCAAAGACAGGTGAAGAGTTCTGGAACTTTTTAAGAGATTTACGAGCATTCCTTACTAAACATTATACCTATTCCTTCTTATTCTCTACAGGTAATCCTAACTCATTATTGATAGAACTAACCCCTGAAACTGTAGGATAAGAAAAAAAATATGAATATATGAAAAAAAATAATTCTATAACCATAATATTTTATATGATAAGAGTATATAAGATACTATGTTTAACCTTGACAAAGTAGGACGGCCTGTAGCAAAGATATTAGGTGATAATCCTAAATGGAAGAATAAAATTATATCATTACACGACGATAAAGATGAAGATGAAGTAGATAAACAGTTTAGTCGTCTGGCTCTTCCTGACAATCTGCGTTTTCAATTAATACCTGATACAACAAAAGAAAGAACTATTGGCTATTTAACAGGAGCATCAGGTTCAGGCAAATCAACATTTACCCGTATGTATTGTGAAGAATGGAAGAAGAAATATAAAGATGGAGATATATTTTTGTTTAGTAATTTAACAGAAGACCCATCATTAGACAGTATCAAACCTAAAAGAATACTGATAGGAGACAACTTGTTAGAAGACCCTATCCAAATGAGCGACCTTGCTAATTCGTTAGTAATATTTGATGATACAGATTGTATCAAAAACAAAACTCATAGAGAAGCCGTTATAAAAGTGATGAATGAAGTGTTAGAAGTTGGTCGTCATTCTCACGGAGGCGACAGAGGTATTAGTTGTATAATAACTAATCATTTACCTACGGATAGACAATTTACTCGTCGTGTTTTAAATGAAGCTCACTGGTGCGTGTATTTCCCTCACAGCGGGGTCGGGAGACAGACCTCCTATATGCTTGAAAATTATTTGGGTATGAATAAGGAACTCATTAAGAAAATAAGAAGAATGAAGACAAGATGGGCGTGCATATTCCGCAATTATCCTATGTTTTATATGACAGAACACTATATCTCATTAATGACAGAAGAAGATGAAAGTTAATTCTTTTGATTAAAAAATAAAAGTGAAAAAATTTGATTTAAAAATAATTCAATTCTATAGGATATAGAAAACAAATAAAATGAACTGGAATAACCAAATAAATTATATTGATATGAATTATGATAGAGAAAATCAAGAGTTTATAATTTATGTTGATAATAGAAGACAAAAAAAATTAAAACTATTTAAAGCATATGAGTTGCTTTTTACAAGAGGATATACACCTTTCTTGTATAAGAGTAGCGTATTAACTAACAATAGACAAATATATCTATGTATATTAAAAAATAGACATACATATAGTTATTTCTCAGTTGGTTATAGAGATAATGATATATTTTATGTATTTAACACAAATAATACATACTTAGAATGGAGAGGATTAGAGAGGTTTAATGATATATTATATGAGGCAGTGTTAGATGATAATTTTAAGTTTTATATTGATAATATTGCTAATGGTAGAGTAGATACAGTTAGTCAATTTGACGGTGAAGATAATCGTGGAATTGACGCATATTTCGTTAATAAATCTATAGAGTATTTTAATGAAACTCATATAGAAAGAGATTTATCAAATATACAACAACTTAATATCGTCCCTGAACCTGTTATTGATGATGAAAAGAAATCAAACGACCCTGAACCTGTTATTGATATTGAAAGTGAAGTGTCATTAGAAGACATTTATAGTTTAACTGATAGATATATTAAACAGTTAGAAAGAGATGCTATTAACAAAATTAATTCATTAACTCACGAAGATATAAAAAAACCATTTGATACACAAATAGGTAATATCCTATTTGGTAAGATTTCTTTAATCAATCATAGAAACAGAGAGAAAAGAGATGATTTAGAAACACGCTTAAATAAGATTTATAAAGACAAACAAGAAGAATTAAAACGATATAGTCGTAAGTTTATACTGTTAGCAAGACACACATATAACAAGTTCTTTGAAGCAGATAGTCAATGCCCTATATGTTGTGAAGAATATGGTGATATATCTCGTTTAAATATTACTATATGCGGACACGCTTTTTGTAAGGACTGTTTATATAAAAACCCTAATCATTTATGCCCTATCTGTAAAGAAGTTATAGAAAAAATATAAGAAAATACTCAAAAAAGATGAAAATATTTTTTTTAGGTATAAGGTAAAAAAATTTGATTAAAACTAATTTCAATTTTTATACGGTATTGAAAACAAATAAAATGAGTTCCATTAAAGAAATTAAGGCAAAACATACCAATATTGTAAAGTATATTAACAATACCTTTACTTTATCATATGATAAAATAGATGATGAAATCTATAACTGTATCATTACTAATACCGATAATAATAAATCCCTACATTACACTTTTAGCTCTTGCAATTTAGAACCTTCTATATTATCTGTATTTGTTGATATACTTGAAGATTTAAGTATAGCTATAGATGATGATGAAGATGTAGAGTTATTATCACATTTCAAATATTTAATAGACTGTAATGATAATAAGATAATACAAAAATATTATAGTGATTATGATGACTATTTATATTTAGTTAGAAAAGGTGAAGTGTTATATGAAGAATAACTTAATATAATACTTTTTTTTATAAAATACCATAAAAAAGATGAAAATATTTTTTTTAGGTATAAGGTAAAAAAATTTGATTAAAAAAGAAATTGATTTTTCTACGGTATTGAAAACACAAATAATATACTAACAAAATGATTTCAAATACTCAAATTGAATTAATTGAATACATTTACAATAATTTTGAATTAGACTGGTTCTTATTAGATATAAATAAACTTAATGGAAAAATTATCAATTCAACCTATATCATCTATATAACTAACAAAGAAACGGAAGAAGTCTTGAAAACAAAATTTACATCATCAAATAATAAAAGTATCAAACTTCTTACAGTATTACACAATCTTTGTATTGATATAGATAGTTATGATGAAATAGATGGTTCTTACGATACAAGAGAAGAAGAACAACGATTAAAAAAGACAATTAGACGAGAAAAGAGGGCATTAGAAAGACTATTGGCTGATACAGGTAAAGAATTAAAGGATTTTATAAAAGAAATGATAGATTTAGATTTATAAAATCTTTTCACTAACATACACATCAGGAGGTAATCCCGATGCCTTTATTTTTTTATTGAAATCACCTAAATCTTGTCCGTTTAACATACTTTTTATAAAATAGACGACATAGCGTCCGCAAGTGCTTACTCTTCTATCTTCGTCTTGGTGTTCTATTGTGTTATACAAGACGGGCATTTTAGTCTTATTAAGAAGTATTGAAAGATAAGGAGCGTTAATACCTAATTTTTTATTAGCTTCTTTGCTAATCCATTTTAGGGGCTCATCAACCTTACTACCGTAAGAACAGAAGAAATATATTTTATTGTCTTTTCTAAATAAAGCCGTCCAATGTCCGCTATTAGGACTATTCTGGTAAAGAATAACGGCATAAGAATTATTATGAGGTAATATGTCTTCTATTGATGAATATTTAGGTAAATCACTATAAGAAATAATAGGAACATTTGGTAGATATTTCTCAATTTGAAAATTATCCATAGGAGTAGTGGTAATAGTTTCTAATTGTTTGACTTTTTTGTAAGCGATTTGTCGTTGTTTAGGTGTAAGTTCCTTAACAAATTTATTAATTGTTTTCTTCTTAATTTTATCCATATTTTAATTATATATATATAATATAGATTAATTAAATGGCTTCAAAAACATTAGGTTTATATAGTCAAGCAAGTAATACACTCGCTACTGCATTTCATAATCTTTCATTATCATCAGGGGGAGGTGGAGGTAGTCAAACATTACAACAAACACTAACTTATGGTAATTCAACAGGAGGCAGTGATATTATAGTAAGTTCGGGCGACGCATTACGAAGTGATACTAATGCCGATTTAAGATTAGAATTAGACGGTAATGGAACTGTTCTAATAGAACAAACAGGGTTCTCTGGAAACGGTAATCCCGCTCAAAAGATTAGAACTAATGAAAATTCAGGAGGAGGAGCAACATTAGAACTCTATACAAATAAAACTATTCCTGCTACTAATGATGAAATAGCAAATATCAGTTTTAAAGGCAATACTACAACAACTACAGAGCAACTCTACGGTATTATAACTACAGTAATAGACGACCCCGTTTTTGCTTCTATGGACGCTACTATGAGATTTTTGTTAAGAAGAAATGGGACATTAACAAATACATTAGACATTACTGGTAGTTATGTTAAACCTATGGCGATACAGGACAATTCATTAACTACAGGAACTATCGGACAAATTTTAAGTTGTAGTAATACTTCTTCAGGTGCTCTACAGTGGATTTCACCATTTACTAATATGTCTGCTACGGGAGGTGTTGTTAATACTTATTACGAAGGTTATACTCGTTATACATCACATACATTCTTGACAACAGGGTCATTTACTATAACATCTTACGGAACTAATGTTGTTCCCGAAATAGATATGCTTATCGTAGGAGGTGGTGGAGGCGGAGGGGCTTCTAACGGTTCTGGTGCTTTCGCAGGAGGAGGTGGTGCTGGTTGTGTTATTCAAATATCAGGTTTTCCATTAAACTCTACTGCTACTTTACCTGATTTATTTACTGTATCTATCGGTAATGGTGGTAATGGTGCTACCCCAAGCAATACAGGTTCTACAGGTGGAACTACAACTGTTTCAATACCCGCTAATTTAATGCTTACAAATGTAGCATTAGGTATTACCGCTACTGGAGGCGGAGGAGGTGCTGGTGGCGTTAATGCCCCTGCTAATGGTGTCGCATCTTCTTATGTTTTTACTACTCACACAGGTTCAACTTTAACAACTATTACCCCTACATCATCTTCAGGTGGAGGTCAGCAAGGAGCAGGGTCATCTACTACAGCCCCTACAGCCGTATTCAATAGTGCTGTTGGTGATTTATATAGTAGTGAGACAGTCCGTTCAGGAGGTTATAAAGGTGGAACAGGAACTACAAATGCTAATAGAGCAGGTTGCGGTGGTGGTGGTAGTTCATCATCAGGAGGACAACCCGCATCATTATCACAATATTCCGTAGGAACATCTTTAGGTCATTCTACATATTGGGACGGAACAAAAAGACTTGTAGGTGGAGGTGGTCTCGGTTCTACATCTTCTACTGTTGTCGTTAATCCTACATCTGCTTTATATGGCGGTGGTATAGGAGAAGCTCAGGCATCAGCATTTTCGGCAACTGCGGGAACTGCTAATACAGGAGGAGGAGGGGGTGGTTCAGCTTCTTTAGGTGTTAATGGTGCTAATGGAGGTTCTGGTATTGTTATTATTCGCTATAAGAGTTAATAACCTTCTTATAATAATTATTATAATAAGATTAAGCGATTTGTTGGATATTACTAATAATACTCGGTATTTCTGGATATTGACCTACTACTGCTGGAAAATGAGTTGCTGACATAGTCGCATCACTGGAATTAAATAAGACTTCTATATATTGACCTGCTGTTAAGGATATAATAAATTCACACATAGGGA